AATTGGGGCAATGAGTTAATAGCTCAGATGCGCAATAATTTGACTCAAAACAAATCTAACGCCTCGAGTCAACTTTTGCAGTCAATGATAGGTAAGGTTACAACACCATTGACGGGTTATGATTTGACCGTGAGCATGGAAGATTATTACGTCAATGTAGAAGACGGTCAAAAGCCAGGCACAAAGGTTGCACAAAAGAATATTTACGAATGGATTCAAAACAAAGCGGACATACAAAGCAAAATTATTAGCAAGTCACCGGATAGGATAGCCGCAACAAGGTCACTCGCCTACGTTATCACCCGTAAAATTTATAGGGAAGGAACGCAAGCCAAACCATTTATACGACCGGCATTGAATCAAGTAACAACGGATGTCTTATCCAAAAGGATTAGCAAGTACATAGTTGACAGTCTTACGGGGGAATAAGTTTCCCCTTTTTTTTGCTCTATTCTGAAAAATATTATTGAAATATGAAAAATTTGTTTTACTTTTGAACCTATGGAATTAGCAGAAATAATAAAGCAAATTAAACTAAACAAGAAACACGGCTTGATTAAGCGTGTATCTGACGCAACGGGCGTAAGCCAACCAAGTGTGCGCAAGTATCTCAACGGGGACATCATTAACCCAAAAGCAATGAGCGTTATTAAGGCAGCATTAGAAGACGTAAGCCATGCAAGTTGATGCACAAATCTTTGTTGAGGGTGACACATTACAGGTAGAGTTACCTTTTGTACACTTAATCTATGACCTACGTGAGGTGCAGACAAAGGCATTTAAATACTTTGATGACCAATTTGAACACGCTCACAAGTTTTGTCGCAGTAATGACGAGAACATCATTGACTTTATGTATTTAAACTTTGACGAACGCTACGACATCCTACACGATTTAACCTACTACTACAAAGTAAAAGCAACTAACATAATCCAACTACAAGACAAATGAAAACATCTGAAAAAATCACCACACTTACAAAAGCCTTGTTTGAATTTCAAGGCAAAGTAACCAGCGTAAAGAAGAGCGCAACAAATCCACACTTCAAGAAGAACTACGCTGACCTTTCAGCAATCTTAGAAGTCATTAATCCAATAATGCAGCAATGCGGATTATTCGTAACGCAGCACCCACACGAGGATGTTTTGATTACCACGATCTATCACGCAGAGAGCGGAGAGTATATGCAATCTGAGCAGGTTCTACGAATTAAAGACGCAAGCAATCCACAGGCTCAAGGTTCTGCAATCACTTACGCAAGACGTTACGCATTAGCATCTATCTTTTGTTTAAATCAAGAGGATGACGATGCCAACTCTGCAACCGGTATAAAAGTTACGACGGCAAAAGAGTCGCTACATCCAAAACATCCAATGTGGGATAAGGCAGTTGCACACGTAACCAATGGTGGCAGCATCAAGGACATCGAGGCAAAGTATGTTATCTCCGAAGAGTACAAGGTAATGATTGAATCAGCAAAGTGACTAATATCTAAAGGATGGAAAATCGTAGACCTGTAACATCAAAGAAAAATTACTTAATAATGTTGACACATCATCAACTTGAAGAAATTATAAATAACATGGTGTATCAAGCAATTGAAAAGTATAAATCTAAACCTATAAAAAATGATGATGTTTATCTAACTCGTGCGGAAACTTGCAAATTACTTAGCATTAGCCTACCAACATTACACAGTTTGAATAAAAAAGGCATTTTGAAAGGGCATAAAATCAATACAAGGGTAAGGTACATTGAATCAGAAGTTAAAAAATTCATAAGGAAATCATAATGGAAATAGTTTTAACACAATCAGAAGAGCAGTGGCAACAAGCAAGGCTAAATCGCTTTACTGCATCAGTCATTCATAAATTAATGGGCAACTCACAATCAGGTGGGTTGCTCAGTAAAACGGCAGAATCTTTCGTCTACGAGAAAGCCGCTGAATTATTAACCGGTCAAAGTAAAGCAATTTACGGAGATGCACTTACCTGGGGACTTGAGCATGAAGCAGCAGCTTTTGAGGCGTTCTCAAAGCACTTTTTTCAAGAGTGGTCTTACTATGGTGGCGAGACGTTTGTATTTATCCCCTACGGACAGTATAGCGGCTATTCACCGGATGGTATGTCTTCAGATGCCATACTCGAAATCAAATGTCCGTACAACAGTGCTATCCATCTCAAGAACTTTGCCATCACCGATGCAGATAGTTTGTATGAAATGCACCGGGAGTATTACTACCAAATGCAGTTAGGTATGCTTGCGACCAAATTAGAGATGGGTTACTTTGTTTCGTTTGATCCACGTATGCCCGAAGGTAAGCAACTGCACATGGCAGAGATAGAGCGGCATGATTTGCAGTACGAGATTGACGAAAAGTTGTCGGCTGCTTGGGAACTGTTGCAAAATATTTTGCATAAATAAAGAAAATAAAATTGTAATATAGAAAATATAACTATATTTGTGCTATGAAATTTAACATCTCAAACATCACTATGAGCCACCGTGCTACTGGAGGCTACCAAATCAAAGGCATCGTTAACGGAATTACCGTTATTGCCAACACCAACGACAGCGAGGCTTACGATTGGTGGAATGACGACACTGAACCGGAATTACATACACAAGCACTTTTGCATTGCGAGTGGAAGTTGGAAGAGCAATATTTATCACTATGAGCATGCCGATAATTATAGCCATCCCACTTGCGTTTATTTTCTTTACCTTTTTGGTATTATACCATATAGTAAAAGAGTGGTGGACATTTAAGAATGAGCCACCACATCAAGTGAACGAATCAGAGCGACCTGCTATCGTAAAACCTAAACGCTTTTATAAAGGTAAAGGATTATGAGCGCACTCAACAGAGTTGCAGACGCACTAATCAAGTACCCAGCTACGCGTGATAATGACAGAATGCTTTGCGCTATGGTTTGGAGAGACGAATTAATCGCAGACGGCAGAGACGTAAACGAGATGTATGCACCGGATTTCTTTTTGGCATACCTCTACACACTTACCGATGCAGCCACAATCACACGATGCAGAAGACAGTTGCAATTAAGCAACCCCGAATGTCGTGGGGAGAAATGGAAGGAAAAGGCATAAAACGTAATTTGTAAAAAAAATTAAAAAAATACAAATTGATTAACTATATTTGTATCGTTATCTACAGCGGAGTCGAGACCGTTATGTACAAAGATATTTGCCCGTATGGGTTAGATGGCTCGACACATCTAACGTGTATGGGCTTTTTTTATGGCTAAAGAAAAAAAATCATTTATCCTTTACGCTGATCAACAAGGCGTATTTAACCAACTACCTGACGAATTAGCAGGTAGACTAATCAAGCACATATTTGCTTATGTGAACGATGAACAACCGGTAACGGAAGAACTAATTATTAACATTGCATTTGAGCCGATTAAACAAATGTTAAAGCGTGACCTTTGCCGATGGAAAGAATATTTAGATAAGCAGTCGGTTAATGGCAAAAAGGGTGGTAGACCAAAGAAAGCCAACGAAAGCGAAATAACCCAAGCCTTTTTAGAAAAACCCAAAAAAGCTGATAGTGTAAGTGTAAGTGTTAATGATAATGTAAAAAGAAATATATTTAAAGCACCCACCATTGAAGAATTGAAAACAGAATTCCCTGCACTGGATGCAAACCGCTTTCACGACTTTTATACTTCCAAAGGTTGGAAGGTTGGAAGTCAGCAAATGAAAGATTGGAGAGCTGCTGCACGGAATTGGTTAAGTAGAGACAAAGTAATAGAAGCACCTAAACTAAAAAGAGCTACATTAAATGATTGACATAGAAATAAACGTACTTGGGCAAATGATGATTTACCCGACTACACACAACTACATTATGCGTTTAAATCCTTTGTGGTTTACTGACTACCGCAAAGAGGTCGTTGCAACGATGCAAGAGTTTTACCTTGACAACCAACCCATAAACCTGGCAAGCATAGGTATGAGATTTACATCGCATCTGAGAGATATTGCAGCATGGAGTAATCAAGTTACCACAAATATGTACATTGAGCAGGAAATATTGCAGCTTGAGATGGCATACAAAAAACACAACTTACAAAATAAAATTGCCTACCTTGATTACAATATAGATTTGTCTGAGTTAATCACTAAAATTAACACTTTATTGGTAGAAAATACAGTCTACGTGAATGGTCAAAGCAAACCCATTGGAATGATCGCAGGCGAGGTCATTGATACTTTGCAAGAGGCAATTAAACGAGGTACTAACATAACCGGAATACCCACCGGATGGCAATACCTCGACAAGTATTTAGGCGGATACAACAAGGGCAATATGATTGTCATTGCAGGGAGACCTGGAAGCGGAAAAACTGCCATTGCTTTATCGTTAGCACTTGACTGTTGCAATCATGCAAAGGTATTGTTTATATCTTTGGAGATGAGCAAAGAGGAACTTGCGAAGCGTTACCTATCGTACATTTGCGACCTTGAGAATTACAAAATAAGAAGTGCCAAAGTAACTCAGGTAGAATTAGATGCAGTCACAACTAAACTTTACGATTTAGATTTTAACTTTTTTATTGACGATGGCAGCAATGCAGACATAAACGAGATAGTCGGAAAAATTAAACTGCACAAAGCAAAGCACGGACTTGACATTGTTTACATTGACTATATGCAGCTGATAAAGTCGCACCAAAAAGTAAGGGAGCAGGAGATAGCGCATATTTCCCGAACTTTAAAAATGCTTGCTAAGGAATTAGGAATCACGATTGTAGCACTGGCGCAGTTATCAAGGGAGACCGAAAAACGCAGCGATAAGAAACCGATGCTTTCAGATTTACGAGAGAGCGGTCAAATCGAGCAGGATGCAGATATAGTTTTGTTTCCGTTCAGACCTGCGTACTATGCTGATGAAAAACCCGACATTGAAATAAATGCTGAACTTATTATAGGCAAGAACAGACACGGGCAATGCGTAAGTATACCTATGAGCTTTGAAGGCGCATATACGAGATATAAGGAACTATTATGAGACACGCAAGTTTGTTTTCGGGAAT